GCACCACAAAATGACCCTTGGTATTACGCATTATTTGATAATGTAGGAAATGCGGTTTATAGTGGTTATTCTTTTTGGTCAATCGTTACGGATTTAACTGAAATAATTAGTACTACAACAACAACTAGTACGTTACCAACACCAACACCAACACCTGACCCTTGTAACCCAACACCAACAGGAACAACAACAACAACAACATTACCAACACCAACAAAATGTTTTACAGGTAATTTAACAGGACAAATTTACATATACAAAGGTACGGCATTTACCGATTTTGATGATTTAGTTGTTGCGACCTTACGTTCAAGAGGATTGGCAACTTATGGTAGTGATGACGGTGCGGTATATGAAGTACCAGGTGGAGTTAACGGATACAATCAATTTGACGGTCATGATGTACAATTAGATTGTACAGGAACGTATTCAGGTGTAACCAAAAACCCATTCTCAACATTTGGTATTAATGTGACAGATAAAGACGGTAATCCGTTCTTCTTTGAAACATCATTATCAAATTCAGATAGTAAGTACATTTCTAAAGTGTTTGGACAATCTAATTTTGCAAAACCAAGAACAGTAGTTCCTTTATTTGTTGAGGAAAGATTCCAAGCATTATTAACTTATGGTTGGAGAAAAGGATTTATTAGAGGATTAAGTTGTGAGTTAACGGCATTACCTAACGCAAGACAAGGAGTTGACCCAACTTCAATCGCTTGGTATCTTGAAAAATATCAATCACCTGTGTCACCATGGGTTGTATCTGAATTAAGAGGTAATAAAGTATACAACTTATTTAAGTTTACAACAATTGCTGATGGTGACGACGCGAATATTGAAGTTAAACTTTCAATTGCTAATATCTCGTTTAATAATGGTACTTTTGATGTAATTGTTAGAGATTTCTTTGACTCAGATAATAGTCCTGTAGTTCTTGAAAAATTCACTAACTGTTCTATGGACCCTAATGATAATAGTTTTATCGCTAAAAAAATTGGTACATTAGATGGAGAATACGCATTGAATTCTAAATACGTTATGATTGAACTTAACGAGGATGCTCCCGTGGACGCATTACCTTGTGGATTTGAGGGATATAATTTTAGAGAATATGCTGGTGTTAGACCTCCATTCCCAATTTATAAAACAAAATATGATTTTCCTGGTGAAATAGTTTATAATCCACCGTTTGGTTTATCATCAGGTGCTGATGATATCATAAGAAGTAATGGTGATAATGTTCGTAGAACTTATCTTGGTATTTCTGATACGGTTGGTTTTGACGTTGATTTTTACACATATAAAGGTAAACAATTACCATTAGATGTTTGTACAGACGTTTCAGGAGATGAATGGGCTTTCCGAACAAGAGGATTCCATATGGACATCAATGCAAGTGGTATTACAATACCAAGTTACTTCTCAACAAGTGGTACACCGGCTTTCTTTGTAGGTTCTGCACCATTTACTTCAGACCCTGATAACGAAGCGAATCCGTATTATAGATTATACGCACGTAAATTCTCGTTATTATGTCGTGGAGGATTTGACGGATGGGATATCTATACTGAACACAGAACAAATGCGGATAGATTCGTATTAGGTAGAATTGGTTATAGAAATGGAGCATGTCCTTCATTCAAATACCCAACGGCTACAGGATGGGGAGCGTTTAAACAAATCACTGTTGGTGACAACGGACAAGATTGGGCAAACACCGACTATTACGCTTACTTATTAGGACAACAAACATTCTCTAACCCTGAGGCGGTTAATATTAACGTATTCGTTACACCAGGTATTGATTATATTAATCACTCTGACTTAGTGGGTGATGCAATTGAAATGATTGAGTTCAATAGAGCGGATTCAGTTTATATCTGTACAACACCTGACTACAACATGTTTGTTCCGTCAACGGGTGACCAATTAGATTTAATTTATCCACAAGAAGCGGTAGACAATTTGGAAACTGCGGGTATCGACTCAAACTACACGGCAACTTATTACCCATGGGTTTTAACAAGAGATACTGTAAACAACACTCAAATCTATATACCTGCTACGGCTGAGGTAACAAGAAACTTGGCGTTAACGGATAATATTGCTTTCCCTTGGTTCGCTGCGGCGGGTTACACTCGTGGTATCGTAAGTGCTATCAAAGCGAGAAAGAAACTTACTCAAGAAGATAGAGACGTTCTTTATAAAGGTAGAATTAACCCAATCGCAACCTTCTCTGATGTTGGAACTGTAATTTGGGGTAACAAGACCATGCAAATTAGAGAATCTGCTCTTGATAGAATCAACGTAAGAAGATTATTGTTACAAGCTCGTAAATTAATATCTGCGGTTTCAGTAAGATTATTGTTTGAACAAAACGATGAAAAAGTAAGACAAGATTTCTTAGACGCGGTTAACCCCATCTTAGACGCAATTAGAAGAGACAGAGGTTTATACGATTTCCGTGTAACAGTTTCTTCAGATGTTGCTGACTTGGATAGAAATCAAATGACAGGTAAAATCTATATTAAACCAACTAAATCGTTAGAATTTATAGATATCACATTCTATATCACTCCAACAGGTGCATCGTTTGATAATATCTAAAAATAATTTTAAGACAAGTCGACATAAAACTCGACTTGTCTTTATTTATTAAGTAAATAATATGTTAAAAAATAAAATTATAGAAGGTATTACAGAAGAGGGAACTCCCGACATGAAATACTATGCCTTTGATTGGGATGATAATATTATGACCATGCCAACTAAAATACTTTTAAAAGATGAAGATGGTGATGAGGTAGGAATGTCTACTGAAGATTTTGCGGAATATAGAACTGATATCGGTAAAAACCCTTTTGAATATGAGGGACACACTATTGTAGGTTTTGGGAAAGAACCTTTTAAATACTTTGGAGTAAAAGGTGATAGACAATTTATTGTTGATTCTTTATTAGGTAAACCAGGTCCTGCTTGGAGAGACTTTGTTGAGGCAATTAACAACGGGTCAATTTTTTCTATAGTAACTGCTAGGGGACATACCCCAAGTGTTATTAAAGAGGCGTGTTATAATCTTATTGTATCTAACCATATGGGAATTAGTTCAAATGAATTAGTTAAGAATTTGGAAAAATATAGAGATTTGGCCGATGAAGGTGAAATGTCTAAAAAAGACATGATTAGAGAATATCTTGATATGTGTAAGTTTTATCCTGTCACTTATGGTGAAGGTTCTGCAACCAACCCTGAAGAAGGTAAAATTAAAGCTTTAAAAGAATTTGTCCAATTTGTTAGGGAGATGTCTTCAAAAATTCATAAGAAAGCATTTCTTAAAAACAAAGTAACTAATAATTTTCTACCTACAATAGGATTTTCAGATGATGATATAAGAAATGTTGAAAAAGTTAAATCAGCATTTGAAAAAGAACCAGATAATATAATTAAAACATATTTAACTGCAGGAGGAATAAAAAAAGCATATTAACTAGGCAATTTATAATAGAAAGATTAAAATAAAAAAAAACAAAGTAAAGAGAAAATTTTTCATCTCGATATATTTATAATAAACTAAACAAACAAACAAAAAAATAATACAATGGCTGATTTACTAATGAAAATGCCGATTCCTTACGAACCGAAAAGGAACAATCGATTTATACTTCGTTTTCCTTCAACTTTAGGGATTAATGAATGGTTCGTTGAAACGGCCGCTAGACCACATATAACAATAAATTCTGTTGAGATTCCTTTCTTAAACACTTCAACATATGTTGCGGGACGTTTTAACTGGGGTGAAATAAACGTTACGTTTAGGGACCCTATTGGACCTTCAGCATCACAAGCTCTTATGGAGTGGGTTCGTTTATGTGCTGAGTCTGTAACAGGTCGTATGGGTTATGCGGCAGGATATAAGAAAAATGTTGACCTTGAGATGTTAGACCCAACAGGGGTAGTTGTTGAGAAGTGGATTATGGAAGGTACATGGATGAAAGACGTTAACTTTAACTCATTAGGATATAGTGATGATAAAGTTGCAACCGTAACCGCCCAACTTAGAATGGACCGTTGTATATTGGTTTACTAGATTTTTTTACATACCCTTTACACCCAAAATAAAAATCCGTATATTTATCATAATATGATAGTATATGGATTTTACTTTTTTTACAACAGATAATAAGTCGGGATATAAAACAACTGAAAAATGGTTATCAAATAATCATCCCCAATTATATCAAAAAATAATAGATTATTCTATTAACATTTCTTTGGAATTAACTTTTAAAGAAAAAATATGGTTTTATTATAATAATCTTTCGGAAAGACCAAAATGTCTTACTTGTAATTCGGGATTAAAATTTAGAAATAGATTTGATAATCCATATGGTGAATTTTGTTCTTTAAAATGTATTAATGGTAACAAATTGGAAATGGTTAAAAGACAAAAAGAAACCTTCCAAAAAAAATACGGGATTGATTTTTATCCTCAACATAAAGATTTTATGATTAAACAAAAAGAAACCAAGTTAATTAAATTTGGTGATGAAAATTATAATAATCTTGAAAAAAATCGAAAAACGAGAGTTGAAAAATATGGTGATAAAAATTATAATAATTTTGAAAAATATAAACAAACTTGTTTAGAAAAGTATGGTAATGAAAATTATAGTAAAACTAATAACTATAAAAATAAAATTATTAAAACCTTTAAAGAGTTATATCCTGATATCACTTTTATTGACATAAAGAAAGAATCTCTAACCGTTTCATGCTTCATATGTAATGAAACATCTGAATTATCAAAACAATTACTGTATGAAAGGTATAAAAGAAATTATATCGTTTGTTCTAAATGTAACCCTATCGGTTCTTCAAATAGAAGTGGGTATGAAAATGAAATTTGTGATTTTTTAGAAAAATTCAACATTGATTACGAAACAAACAAAAAGATACCAAATAAAAAAACTGAAATGGATATATTTTTACCGAAGTTTAATATTGGTATTGAAATAAATGGGGTTTATTGGCATAATGAATTATTTAAAAGTAAAAATTATCATTTACAAAAAACGATTGATTGTGAAGAAAATGGAATAAAACTTATCCATATTTTTGAGGATGAATGGTTATATAAAAAAGAAATTGTTAAATCAATATTAACAGGTAAATTTGGGTTAATTAAAAATAAAATTTATGGTAGACATTGTGTGGTAAAAGAAATTACCTCAAAAGTCTCAACTAAATTTTTAAACGATAATCATATCCAAGGAAATGTTAATTCAAAAATAAAATTAGGGTTATTTAAAGATGAAACATTAGTTTCTGTTATGACCTTTTCAAAAGGTAGAATTATAATGGGGGGTAAAGATACCGAGTGGGAGTTAAATCGTTTTTGTAATTTATTAAATCATAATGTAATTGGTGGGGCATCAAAATTATTAAAATATTTTGTTAAAACATATCAACCAGATAAAATTATATCATATTCAGATATTAGAATATTTGATGGAGGAATGTATAATAAATTAGAATTTAAAAAGATATCCCAATCAAAACCAAATTATTGGTATGTTGTTAATGACTTAAGAAAACATAGATTTGGGTATAGAAAGTCGATATTAGTTAAAGATGGGTTTGATAAAAATATGACGGAACAACAAATTATGTTTAACCGAAAAATTTATAGGATATATGATTGTGGAAATATTAGATGGGAATATACTAATTAATCTTTATAAAAAATAGACTTATCCTATTATTTAATATAAAAACAATTCAATATGGAACAAGATTTAATAAAAGCTGGGTCTGATGGATTTAACTTACCTCATGATGTGGTTACATTACCTACAGGTGGAATATTCTACAAATCTAAAAAGAAATCAATAAAAGTCGGATATTTAACCGCAAACGATGAAAATATTTTAATTGGTGCGTCCCAAAACGCTAATACCAATATCATTTTAACATTACTTAGAAATAAAATTTACGAAACAGAATTACGACCTGAAGAACTTTTAAATGGTGACGTTGAGGCTATTATGATTTATCTAAGAAATACTTCTTTTGGTCCGGAATATGATGTTACTCTAACTGACCCTAAAACAGATAAACCATTTGTAACAACGGTCGTTTTAGACGAATTAAACATTAAACAAACTAAAAGTAAACCTAATGAAGAAGGTTTGTTTATAACAACATTACCTAAATCAGGTGTCACAATTAAATTGAAACCTTTAAACTATTCCGAAATTATTGAATTAAGTAAATTAGGTGAACAATACCCTGCGGGACGAGTTGTGCCGACTGTAACATGGAGATTAAATAAACAAATTCAAGAGATTGACGGAACAACTGATAAAGGACAAATTGCAATGTTTATTGATTCTCTCCCAATTATGGATTCTAAATATATCCGTAATTTTATGAAAGAAAACGAACCGTCATTAGACCTAAGAAAAACAACATATGCCCCATCAGGAGAAATGGTATCTTTTGAGATATCCTTTGGGGTTGAGTTTTTTCGGCCTTTCTTCTAAATATCGACAACACCTTATCGAGGAATATTATTTAATGGCAAAATTTCTCAGAACTTCATATTCTGATTTTTATCGTATGCCTACCTTTGAAAGGAAATTTCTTATTAATAAAATAGTTGAACATAATACACCCAAAAATTAATTTAAAAAAGGGTGTATTGTGTATTTATAGTAAAACAAAGTAATGAGTGGAACTAATGATGATGATGGTTTAGAAGGAGCTAAAAAATATACCAAAAGTGTGTTTGGGGAATTCGAGGAGGCTTTTAAATCAAATTTTGAGATTGACAAAATTTATGACACCATGGCTAATGTCGAGGCTTCAGCCGCTGAAGTGGCGAAAAGTTTTGGTCAAGGTAGGGAACAAATTACCGCAATTAAAGCTGGATTGGCGGATGCGTATACAAGTGTTGCTCTATTGGGGGGAAAATTTAGTGATATTGTTGATTTACAAAAAGCGGCAGCAACTCAATTAGGTCGAAACGTTATACTAACTTCTGAGTCTTATGAAAAACTTTACGCCACCGCCAAAGTAACAGGACAAAGTAATAAAGAACTTATTGAGGGTTTTAAAAATGCAGGATTCTCACTATATGACGTGGGTAACCAAATGGAGAAAGTTATTAATAGTGCGAGAGAAATTGGGGTAAACGCTCAAGCGGTTTCAGGTCAGGTAGTAAAAAATATGTCTGCTATGAACCAATTTAATTTCCAAGGAGGTGTTGAGGGAATGGCTAAAATGGCGGCACAAGCGGTTAATTTGAGGGTTGATATGACTAGAACTCTTGAAATTGCAAAGGGATTATTTGAACCTGAAAAAGCGATTGAAATGGCTGCGGCAATGCAAAGATTAGGTGTTGCTCAAGGTGATTTATTGGACCCATTAAAATTAATGGATTTAGCTCAAAACGACCCTGCGGAACTCCAAAATCAAATTGCCCAAATGTCAAAACAATTTGTTCAACTTAATGCCGATGGACATTTTGAAATTATGCCAGGGGCTAAAAGACAACTTATGGAAATAGGTAAAGAACTTGGGTATAATAATGGTGAATTAGAAAGAATGGCCTTAGGCGGTGCTGAGTTAGAACAAAAAATGGGTAAGATTAAATTCCCTGAATTTGCCACCAAAGAACAACAAGAGATGTTGGCTAATATTACTGAAATGGGGGCGAATGGTGATATGAAAATTAATGTTGAGGGTGAGGAGATGGATATTAATAGTGCTATTGAGAAATTCGGTACTAGTCCTGAGTCATTTGAAAAATTAATTGAAGCGAGTCGACCAAAAACCATGGAAGAATTAGCAGAACAACAGTTGAGTACCCAAGAGTCGATTGATGCGAATATTGCGGCGATTGCGAAAACAGGTTATGGGATGGCTCGAACTAAAGTTGGAACACAAGCCGAGGATGCGATGAGAACTGTTGCGAAAAAAACAACTCAAGTACTTGGTGGAGAATCGTTATCATCTAAAAATATTGGAAAAGTTGTTGGAGGTGGTATAGAAAACTTTATTACATCTGTAAATACCGGCACACCTTTTTTAGAGGCGTTAGCAACTGCCGCACAGGGAGCGGAAACCTTCTTTAAAGGAACTTTCAAGGAGGTAACCGATAATACTGCCACGTCCATTAAAGAATTAGGGGAATCTACAAACCCATTATTACAATTTTTTGTTGGTGCCGCTAAGAAAGGAGTAAATGCGGTTATGGAACATGAAAAAATAACCACCCCTGTTTCACCACCATCAAATACCGAAATTAAAGTTAATGATTTTGTTATAAAAACATTGGATACGGATAAATTTGTTATGGGAGGAGGAACTAATCCTATGGGTAATAATTCTGAAGGAACTACTAAAACTATGTCAGGACCTATTGATATAAATTTAAATATTAAAGTTGATGCTCCTGGTATGGATACCTCACAATTATTATTGGCTCTTAGTGACCAAACAGTTAAACAAGGAATTATTTCAGCAGTTGGTACTGCGGCTAATAATGCGAATGGTATAGGGGAACCTAATCCTAATACTGAAGCACGAAAACAATATACCACTTAAAATGATGATTTTAATATAAAAATAGATATGAACTCTATTTATAAACAAACATAAAACATGACAGGGAGTACTTTATCTTTTATATCAACATCAAGTTTTAGAAACAGTTTGATGGCCAAAAATTTGTCCCAATATACTGTGCCGGGGGTTTATACTTCACCATCAGGACCATTGAATTATGAAATCTCTCAAACAGTTTCAAATGTTATTGATTCTCCTGATACGTTAATTAGTGAAGACCCTTATGCTCAACAACTATATCCACTAAATGAATATGGTCCAAATGGGGGTTACAATTTAAATATTACATATAATAATCCGCCACTACCTGTTAATTCAAATCAAGGGGAATATAGTCCGACAGATACTGTTTTAGATTTAGTTAATGAGTTTTTTATTGATGCAGCATTTATTGAAAACACTTACGGACCTGAAGGGGGTTTTAAAGACATGGTTGTTATTGACAGTATTCAAAATAACAACAAACTTTATTTACCTTATTCACAATTTACCGCATCATTTTATTCGCCATTTGAAATATTAACATCGACAAATCCTGTTGGTAGTAATGGACCTTTATCCCAAGATTCATATTTGGCTAAAATAGGTGCTCAAAGTTTAAAATATGCTTTTGAAGAAAGAGTTGCCCTTGAAATATATCAACACACGGTTGGTGCGGTTAATTTACAAGCGTTACAAGACCCATTTGAAATTAGTTTATTACTTTCAGGACAACAACCTTTAATTTATAAAAATTGGAGGATTACCGTACCTGAAAATCCTATATTAGCTGCGGTTGATTTGGCGACAAGATTGGCGGGAGCTTATTGGCCTGTTTCACCAATTCCTGGTGATTATTTTAATGAGAACGAACTTAATGCGGG